CAGTGTATGGCTGATACTAAGAGATCCTGCTGATTGATTATATGTAGCTGTCACGGGTAGATTGGCCGCAGAGATCGCCGACTGCATGTTATAGGCCACGCTGGTTAAGGTGCTACCAGCAACCTGTACAGTCACTGGTGCGCTCCATATTCCGTCAGCGTTGGTAGCACGCATGGTGAATGTGCTTGTGCTGGTCTGTGTTATGGCTGTACTAGCGCCTGTAACAGAGATCACAGTTGCGCCTGTAGAGTTCTTGCGCCATAGTTTAAATTCTGTTGTCAATATTGTACCTGAACTTGCTATACCATAATGATCAGGATCTGATTCAACGATCAAGGTGTTGACAGCGATGTTCTGTCCACCACTATTGTCTAGTACAGCGATAGCCGCCGCTGTGCTAGGATACACTGGAGCCGATACTGATGTCCAAGACTGAGTAGCACCATTGTAGTATTTTACCATGATGTCTTCGCCATAGCCCGGAGTTGTTGTCTTGATCCAGATGCTGTTTGTAGCGGTTGATGCGTCGTATGCCGGATACTGATAATGCGGAGACACTGTTAATTTTAGAGTACCACCGCTCCATGATGCATTTTGTGTCTGCACTTCTACCCAGGTGTTGCTGGAATTTTTGTACCAAACAGCATTAGGGAATGAGTAGCCATTGTTGCTTGTAATCACCACGGCATAGTCACCTTGGCTACCGAATGTAGACAGAGGAAGACCATTGCCGTCTGTGGCTGTTGCTGAATTCGAATCATCGATGATCTTGGGAGTGATCACTGTGAATTTCTGTGTGGTTGCGTTCCATTGATTGATACCATAGAGGCTGTTGGTCGTGTCAACCCAATAGGTTCCAGCCACAGGCGACCCTGCAGGAACTGAAGTTGATCCTGCGATACTGGCTAGATCCACATCAGCGCGGATCACATAGGCACGTGAACTGACGCCTAGCACTGAATATGCTGCCTGGAGGCCGTATTCGTTTAGTTCTCCACCATTGATAGGGTTGCCACTGATGTCAGTGTAGAATGTTGGAGTGCCAAAGGTATCTGTTAGGTCGCGCTGGCTGGTCATCAACCATACCTTGCCTAGATTAGAGTCTAGCGTACCTTGTGCTGTACCAGTGCCGCTGGCATTGGCCTTGTTAGCCGCTGTGGCTACAAAGATAGTAGGGACAGTGCCCGGAGCAGACGGAGTATAAAAACTCTGGTCTATAACTGATACATTTACGCCTGGTGATATAAGTGTTGCCATTCGATCTTCTCCTAATTGGAATGCTTTGTTATATTTAGCAGATACCTAGGGAAAACTGGTTAAATACCCATGAAGAAAAGGGCGAGAAAAGGGCGCTATGAGAAATCTATGTAAGAAGTGCAGGTCAAGACCTGTAGCTATCAACTACTATAAGCAAGGTCGAGCCTACTATAGGTCTCAGTGCGATCATTGTAGTAGGGGTAGTGACAGATCAAGACCCTTATGGACCCAATATGGTTATAAGAAAAAAGATCACTGCGAACGTTGTCGATTCACTTCCAAGCAGCCAGAACAATTTGACGTATTCCATGTGGACGGGGATCTCAAGAATTGTCGTCCTACCAATCTCAAGACCATCTGTGCTAACTGCTCAAGAGTCCTATATAAAGAGGGCGTTCAGTGGCGTCGAGGTGATCTGATTCCGGACTTTTAACCAACTGCTTAACTTGATCGTATAGATCCTGGATGCTACCGTTGTTGTCTATCACATGATCAAACTCTGTACCAATCCAGGCAGTTTCGCTCACATGTACGTTGAATTTGTCCAGCTTGACCTGGGCCCAGCTGAGTTCAAGTGTGGGGCTGGATTTTTGATTGACCATCTCTGCGAACCGATACCATTCTGGTTCTGGCCCGCGAACTACTCGCACGATTCGGCCACCGGCCCGCTTGATGCTGAGTATCTCGTTGGGGAAACGGCAATCTGATATCACCACATTATCTTTAGAACTACGGAGTTTATTTTCCAGACTGGCGATCCAGATATCATCATGGAAGGCCTTGCGGCAGACTTCGGTACCCCAGTGTTGCAGGATCCAACGTGGAGTTAGATTAGGTATAGACAAGCGTTCTGCCCACCAAGGATCTACCTGCTCGCGCCACTCACGAGCTTCTTTGGTGCGGCCTTCCAGCAGGATCCTATCCCAACCGAATACAGCGGCCACGGCATCTTTCAGTGTTGATGCGAATGATTCACGTCTAAATTCTTCAAAGTTGCAAAGATAGTCGGCTATGGTGTCTTTTCCCGAACCGATCAATCCACAGATTCCAATGATCATAATATATCCCCTATTAGGAATATTATACGATGATATTTGGATTAGGTCAACCGCCGATCTAGCCGATTACCCAAGTAAGAGGTTCTCCGCCTTCTTTGTAGTTGATTAAATCTAATTCTAATTCGGCAATCATCGCGGCGCCCTCTGCCTTAAGCTGTTGACCGTTTAGGGTAGTAGATCCCTGTGGGCTGGCGATAGAATTGAATTTTTCACGAGCTTCTCCCAGCATGATCTTGCAGGTAGCTAGGCTATAATCTCGCAACCATTGGCTGGCATAGGGATCCTGCAGGAGATTGAAATCTGGACGATAGTTGTGCATCCAAACCAGTAGCTCCTCATCACCTCGAGGACGTTGCATGATGGTGAGCATTTTTGTGGTCTTGTTGAAGGTAAAATTGATATCTGAGCCGAACATTTTACCAACCATTTTCTGATATGATGCAAAGGCATAGTATGTAGCTAGACCGCCCATGTTGGTCGACGCCAATAGGTAGGTATTGGAGTAGGCTAGATTGAATGGCTCAAATAGACTACCACCATCTCCGCCTCCTGAGCGAGATCCTATGCTACGGCGGAACAACTGACGGATGCTCATGACTTCATTGGGCATCTGGTAATCGTTGGTATCTGTGGTGATGGTTAAAAACCCGAAACTTTCCTCTACAGCATTGGTGCTTCTCTGGCGGAATTTATTCAGTGCGCGATCTATAGCTGTGTCGTAGTGGATGGGATCCAGTTCAACATCAACCATTCCTCCGCCCAACATGGCGTTTACATAGTCACGTACTATCTGTCTTTGTTGTTCGCTGTCAGTCATATGAGTATTTAGTTCTATAAATACAGTATGCCTCGCTTGTCACTATACCGCCCCGAAAAAGGAAATGATTTCAAGTTCATCGATCGTGTGATCAATGAAGAATTCCAGGTGGGCGGAACTGATGTATTCATACACAAATATGCGGGACCGGTGAATCCCACAGCAGAAGCGTCAACACCGGCTATTCCTGTGAACGAAGGACCTATTCCCGAACTGGGCATCCAGGATCTCTTGTTCATGGAGAATCGAGATCGTCATTATGACCCAGACGTCTATGTGCTACGTGGCATACATCAGATGCAGGATCTCGATTTTAATCTGTCACAATTTGGCATGTTCCTCAACAATGACAATATCATGATGTTCTTCCACCTGCGCGGCTGTGTGGAGAATCTAGGCCGCAAGATAATGAGCGGTGATGTCTTGGAATTGCCGCATCTCAAAGATGAATATGCACTGGATAATGCCACATTGGCCTTGAAGAGATTCTATGTGGTACAGGATGTCACACGTCCCACAGCAGGATTCAGCCAGACCTGGTATCCGCACCTGCTCCGTGCTAAATGTATTCCTCTAGTAGACAGTCAAGAATACAGCGAAATACTGGGAGCAGATATTGGTGACGGCAGCGGTACTACTCTGCGTGATATCCTATCAACCTACAATACAGATATAGCTGTAAACAATCAGATCATAGAACAGGCAGATGCTGATGTTCCCAACAGTGGTTTCAATACCTCAGGCTACTATGTTATTCCTACCAGCACAAGCACTGGCCTGGTCAGCGTAGAGGATGCCAGTGCTGTAAATCTAGACGCTTCTATCGCACAGGCTGCGGTAGATGCTTCCATGGTCTTACAGACTCCTAACGGAAACATCTATGTAGGTAGTGGTTATCTAGCTGGCAACGGAATTCCACCCAACGGATCACCTTATGGGTTTGGAGCCACATTCCCTACAGGTGCGGTATCTGGTCAATTCTATCTACGCACAGACTATCTACCCAATCGGCTCTATAGATATGATGGCCGCAACTGGATCTATTTCGAATCCAATGTTCGCATGACCTTGAACAACTTTGGTGCTCAGGATGTTGCCACCGGAGCGTTCGCAGGCAAACCTATAAATCAAACACTCAAAGGTGGATTCATCAACAACACCAACACAGCTACTATCAATGGCCAGGT